ATCATCATCAACGTCGGGTGCCTGACCCTTGGGTGGGACTGCCCGAATGTCCGCAAACTCTTTATTGCCAGACCAACATCATCAAGCTCCACCTATATCCAGATGTTCGGTCGCGGGACACGCGCGCTGTCGGGGACGGTGGACGGGCTGGCCACCCCCGAGCTACGCCGAGCGGCCATCGCTGCGTCTGCCAAGCCATATTTCGAGGTCTATGACATTACCGACACCTCCCGTCGCAACGACCTCTGCACATCCCTTGTTGTCCTGCGTCCCGACGTAGACGGCGACTTGATGAAGAGAACCCGCAAGCAGGCCGAGAGGGCACCTAGAACGACCGAAGAGGTCGATGCCGTCGTGGAGGAGGAGAAGGCCCGTATGGCGGCAGAGCAGGCCGCTCTGGACGCCCTGACGGCAGATAAGCGGGCCAGCCTCACGGCCCGAGCCAAGCTGCGGCTATACGAGCGCGACCCTCACGCCCCCGCCGAGGCTGTCAGCAAGCCCAAGAACTACTCATACATGCCATTCGGCAAGCGTCACAGGGGCAAGCCACTGACCCAAGTGCCGGTTGACTATCTCCAGTGGGCACTCCGCGAAGCCAGCCTGTCCAAGGGGCTGCGAGAGGCCATCGAAAAGGAGGTCGGTCGCCGCCCCCGGTAACACAATACACAGGTTGATAACGGCGGTTCATTTCCTCGCAGCACCCGCCTACTGCTAACCAAAAGCGCGAGCCTAAAGAAACGCCTGCCTACGCAGGAGCGGCTAGTCCGCACAAGGTAGTAGACCCAGCACGAAATACCGGGCAACGGAACCGTACTCAGATCGGTGATGCCCCTACGTCCCGGTGGTGTTGAACTAGGCCAGATAAGGCTGGGCGAGCTTCCCAATACGGGACGACGAGAGGCTTCGGGCCTTCTCAGAACGGAAGGGGTCTAGCCCCACCGTATCGCTGTGACTATGTGAATAACAATCCGGCTGGTAGCTCTTGACAAGGTTTTAGAACATAGATGTATCCCGAGATTTACCCTTTTTACAGGACAGGACAATGCAAGTAACGTACAAGCTGGCCAACTGCGAACTGACCGTCGAGGGGGCAGACGCCAAGGCCGTGTTCGATGAGATCGCTTCGGCCATCGAAGTGTTCGGTCACTCCCGCTGCGGGGCCTGTGACTCCGAGCGCACGGCCCTCGTCACGCGCGACTACGACGGTAACACGTACCGCGAGATCAAGTGCCAGGACTGCGGCAGCGTCCTCGGGTTGGGCCAGCGGAAGGACGGCAAGCTGTTCCCCCGCCGCAAGGACAAGGACGGCAACTGGCTCTCCAATAACGGCTGGGCCAAGTGGGGCAACCGTCAGGTCGAGGACGAGATCGACGATCCGTTCCTCAAGGGGGGCAAGCGTTGAAGCCCGACGCCGTTTTCAAGGAGAACCTGCGCCAAGCCGAGGCCGTGGAGCGTCTGCTCTACACCCTGCTGTCCCCTCTCAACCATGAGTTACGGCCCAAGAAGCCGGTGGTTGACGAAGGGGGTGCGGTGATTGGGTTCCAAGACGACGGCGACATGACGTTCGTTGGGCGGGTTGAGTGCAAACAACGGCGGCTCAAGTTCACAAGTGCCGCCGACTTTCCGTTCAAGACAGTGTTGATTGACGAGGTCTACAAGCTGCGCCAGCCGCATGTCACAGAGGGTATGTGGGAGCAATTCACATGGGCAGAACAACTAGCCCACATCAAGTGGTTCCACTCCTACTGGATTGTGTCTAGCGATATGCGGTACGCCGCAGTTATTAAGCCCAGCACCAAGTGCCACTGGAAGATGCGGACGGTGACAGACAGCACAGAGGGGCGACAGTGCGTGAACTACGAGTGCCCGGTCGAACACTGTCAGTGGGTTTCGCTGACGCCGCAAGGAGTGAGGCAAGCCCTATGTCAGTGATCCCCGACGAACCCCCGGCCTGCTGCGGCAACTGCCGCTTCTATGTGCCCATAGACCCACAGGCTGATCCCGACGACCTCGAAGTATCCGGCGACCACAAGCCGGGAGAGATTGGTAGGTGTACCCGCTACCCACCACAGTTTTTCTACCCCAAGCTGCTGAACGCCGAGTTCCCGGTGGTGGGTGAGCAGATTATCTGCGGCGAGTTCAAGCTGCACCCCGAGTTGGAGCTTCACTGATGCTGCACATTCAGTGCTTTGATTCACCACCCCGAAGCCTGCTGCCCATGGCCTTCGATTTGGCCCGCTTGTGCAAGCATGGCAGCGAAATGCAAGAGCTTTTCCGCAGCGTTGCCAACCAGCAAAGGCTGCCCCCCGCCGCTTTTTCCATGCACATCGCGGTAGCGTATGTCCTCGACGAGGAGGGCGGGTTGGAGCCGTGGGGGTGGGCCGCATTGACCATGTGGGACGGCCAGCTCTGCCTCCAACAGTTCGTCGCACCGGAGAAAAGAGGCCGGTATCTAGCGACTGCCCTGACCACTGCGCTGTTTCTGGACAGAGGGTGTCCAGAAAGCCTGTGCGTGTTCGCGCCCGAGACAGCCCGTATAGCCACACGCCTTGGAGTAGCTGACGTTCGGCTATTCAAGAGAGTCGAGGACGGCTGGATTAGGAGCGAATGGAGTGCAGACGCAACAGCAAGAGGAGATGACCCCCGGTGAATACATGCTGCTACACGACTGCTGTGCCGTGTGTCACTGGCCTGCCCAGCGGCGGGGTAGGTGGATGGAGTTGCACCACATCGTCGGCGGCTCGGGCCGCAAGGATGCTGAGATCAATTACGTTTGTCTGTGCTGTCGCTGCCACCATGCCGTCCACAACAAGCTGCCGGATGGCTACGGCGAGATACCCAAGGGGGCTGTTCTGGCCGCCAAGCTGGAGGCAGACGGTGCCGTGGACGAAGCCGGTCTGGCTGCGCTCCGGGGCCGAAAGGCTCTGCCGTATGACATCTGCCCGATTCCCGACGCCTACCTAGAGGATCGCCGCCGTAACGGTGGAATACCATGGCCATAAATTCACGCCAGAAGGGCAAGACAGGCGAACTTGAAATTGTCCGCATACTCAAAGAACTATTCGGTTGGAGCGGCAGGCGCACACAACAGTTCTCGGGATGGGCCAAGGGCGGCGCGAGTGCTGACATCTACGTTGACCAGACCCCCGACCTGTTCTACGAAATCAAAAGAGTTGAGCGGCTGAATATCAATAACGCCATGGCTCTGGCGGTAGAGCAGGCCGACCGCAAATGCCCAGTAGTCCTACACAGGATCAACCGCAGTCCCGATTGGTTGCTGACGATCCGGCTTCAAGACCTACCCCGACTCGCCCACTCCTACGACGCGGCGGTGAACTGTGCCTACACCAGCGGAAATCAAGCGGACGATACGGTGGCTGCGAAAACACTTTAAGCCCCGCACCCCGGTGGTAGTGCGTGTCGTGGATACCCTGCCGGGGTGCCATGGCATCTGCTACATCGGGGATGGGCGGGCACTTATACGGATAGCCAGGGCAACAAAGGCCGTCATGGATGACACCCTCATCGAAGAGTTCGCCCATGTCCTACGGCACGACTGCCCGCTGCCCATAATCAACGATCACGACGCCCTTTTCTGGAGCATATATGGCTACATCCAAGCCAAGTGGCGCGGCGAAGAACCATCCTGACCAAGTCTGTCAAGGCAACTGTTGCAATAGGTGTAAAAATGTCATGCGAGAATTGGTGGCACAAGCCCTGTCCGAAGTCATCTGCACAGGAGCCACCGGAAACCACTGGTTCCGACCCCCTGCCCCTCCCCTCAAACCCAGTGACGCCGAACCACTATCGGCAGCACCCATCGGGGGTGGAAGCGATCCAAATTACTGAGCATTTCAGTTTCAATTTGGGTAACGTAATCAAATACGTATGGCGGGCCGACCACAAGAACGGGCTGGAGGATTTGGAGAAAGCCCGCTGGTATCTGGATAGGGAAATCCAACGGAGGCGACGAGAGAATGGACACTCTTGAGCGGGTGATTGAGGCCGACCTCGAACCCCTGTGCAAGGCCGAGCTGGAGGGCGGGATGCGGGCTATCTGCACCCTCATGGTGTTCCGCACATGCACAGCTTTGGGCCGGAAAACCCAGCCCCGCATGGACGCGGTGGCTGAGAAGCGGGCGGCACAGGGCTGGATTCAAGGGGGCGTCGGCCTAGTGACGTTCGAGCAGGCGTGTGAGCATCTGGATGTAGACGCAGAGCGGGCACGTAAGCAGATAAAAATATATGCCGAGGGATTGGGGCGACCGGACATAAAGAAGGTAGCCCCCAAGGAGTCCCTCTCATGTCCGATGTCTACACCGACCAGATGAACCAGATGGCTCAGACGAGCCTGCCCGACAAGATCAAGATGCTGGTTCAGTGGGCACCCGCTATCGCTTTGCTCACGGCGATAACAGCGGCGAAGCCGGGGCGGGATCGGGTGGCGGCTGTTATGGCCCTGCTGCAATACGCGGCAATCCAGACGCCCGTCAAGATGGACGACCAAGTTGTCGCCATGCTGACAAAAACTCTGCTAACCGCCGAGGGGGGTGCGCTAGTAGACTATCTGCACTCACTATTCCTGGGACTAGCGGAGCAGCAACAGTATGCCGAGCGTCATCGACCTTCTTGTTCTTAGCGGCCTGTCGCTGTTTGCGATCCTGCCGTATGCCATGTCGCATCTGCGGAAGTCAACTCCCGCAGTAGTCCCGGTGCCCGCCGCCCCGGTGGTGGATAGTCACACTACGTGGCAGACCCACTGGACTAACACCCTTATCCAGCTACTCAATGAGCTGGACGAGAAGGAAGATGCCGAGGCCGTGTCGCTGACCCGCGACCTCATGTGGCAGATTCTCGGGGGCACCGATGACAAGCCAGCACAGGGGAAGAAGTGATGCCCACCCTACACCCCATCTACCGGCTCATCCTGTGTGCTGGCCTCGCCGTGGGCTACCTCGCGTACCGGCACCAAGGTGACGCCAAGCCCACCCCGGTGACGCCTACCCCGTCAGTGCCCCAGGTCGCGGAGCTTGTCGATCTGGTCAAGACAATGACCACGCAGGATAAGACTGCCCTGCGGGAAGCGCACCAGATTCTCGCCCGTAGTATCGACGCTGACCCCGCAGAGGAGCCGGTGTTCGATACGGTGCTGGCCATCCGGCAAGCCTACAGAGCGGCCCTCCTGTGCGTCTGGAAGGGCGTGCTGAACAATCCCCCCGGCAAGTACCCCGGCTTGCGAGAAGCCCTTGAGGGGGCCGTCCAGAAGCGGCTGGGCAGTGACGACGCCGCCGTGTCCCCGCCCATCCGGCATGACGCTGTTGCCGTACTCAACGAAATAGCGGGGACGATCAAGTGATGGATCGCCACACGGCCTTTTTCAATGTCCCCCAAGACGCCCTCTCGGAGTACGAGAAGGGGCTGGTCGGGGCGTATGTTGATCCGGCGGCATCCCTCTCACTGGCCCACACTATTCGGGCCAAGGGCCAGAGCCATCTGGCTAGGCAGGCCATCAAGGAGTACGGGCTAGAGAACACGGGCGAGGGCAAGCTGTCTCTGCCCTACCTTGCAGCTACGACCCTTTACCCCGGCTGTCTGCCGGGAGTTCCCCAGCTTCGCGGAGATTGCGTGAGTTTCTCAACTCGCACGACCGCACTTGTGTCCTATTGCGCGGCCCTTCTGTACGGCGAGAACGACGAACGCTTCGTCGCCCCGGCTCTTTCGCCAATCGCCATCCAATCTAGTTGCCTGAGTACCGAAGCCTTCTACTGGTATCGGGGCTATGACGGGGACGGATGGAGCTGCGCCGCTGCGGCAGAGGTAGCGATCACGAAGTCGGGCCTAGTGCTGCGGCAGAAGTACCCTGACATACGGCTAGACCTAACCGAATACAACCCGCAGACCGCCGGGGAGTGGGGCAGGGTATCGCCGCCCGCCGACGTTCAGCACATGACCGGCCAGTATGTGTGCCAGAACGCTACGACTTGCCACTCATGGGAAGAAGTCCGCGACATGCTGGCGAATGGTTACGCCGTTAGCACTTGCGGTAGCGAAGCATGGGTCAGTGAGCGCGACGATTGGGGCGTGTGCAAGAGGAGCAACAAGAGCTGGGCCCATGCCATCTCAGCCATAGCGGCAGATGACCGGCCCGAGACGCGCAAGAAGTACGGCTGCGGGCTGATCTTGCTGTGCAATTCATGGGGGCCGTACCTGACCGGGACTGACATCGTCCACGGGACTAGCCACAAGATTCCGTCCGGTGCTTTCTGGACGCGGTGGCTCGACGCATACAACCGATACTTCGTTGCTATCGGTACTGGTGAGGGGTGGAAGGGGAAGAAGTTGCCCGATTGGGGGCTAGGAGGAATCGTCTGATGTTCAAGTTCTTTGTTTCCGTAGCCCTTCTGGTAGCAACATGGCAAGTCCAAATGGCAGTCGATGCGGGAGTGGCCACAGTATCCACGCGGCGGCATCGCAGAATGGCGCAGCAGCAATCCACGCAGCAGCAGAAACCCTG